TAAACCCATTGTTTTAGACGAAGTAGGCTCACTCACATTGGATGCCTTAGATACAATCATATTTGTACCATCCGCTGAACTCACATAAACTGCTTGTCCTTTTGTCATAGCTTCACCCGCTTTCACCTCATGCTGAAGTGTTGAAGCAGTCGCAGCAATTACCCAACTTCTATCTGCGCTTAAGTCATAAGTAACTCCGTTTATGGTTAGGTTTCTTGTATCAGGAACAAGTCCGCTAACGTCAGGAATAACGGGCAAGTTGTCTAAGTCGTTATAGTCTCCAGTAGTCGCAACAGTTGCTAAATCAGCACTATTTGCTTTCAATGCCAATGCGTCAAAAACTGCATTACTAGTTACGGGATTTAAACTGCCATTAGTAACAGCATTTTCTATTGGAATATTAATATTTACTGCCATACCACGTTAATTGTTTCTGTTTTTAAACTTGGAATTGTTACGCTTGTTGTAACTCCATTTACTATAAAGTTGTAAGTTGTATCAGGTAGTATTAATGTACCACCACTAGCAACCGTTTCTGAATATGTACCGTCTGAGTTCTCAACCGTAGCATCCGCACAAATTGTTGAGGGAATAGTAGCAGCATCACAAGCTGTCATATCATTAGGAATCAATACGTCAAACGTAGCAACCCAACCAGCTAAATAATTTTCAAATCTTTCAGTAAATGGTTCTATATTTGGATTACCATCTAACTGATATAATGCAGTAAATAGATCACCACCTTCTAATACTTTAAGCAAACGAGCTATAACAGCAAACTGAGTATTTAGTACATCTTGCTCATTATCGTTACCTCTAAACTGTCCTATTGCAGTATTGTCAATTGCATCCTTAGAAATATCTACTATATCCATAGCCATAACAGAAATGTTATATCTAAAAATATTACCCTCCATTGTAGCGTTATTTACTACAACATGAGATAGTGGAAATATAGTTTGCTTCTTAAGGTCAACACGAAAAATATCACCATAGGTAATAGTGTTCACAAACTCATCTTGAGCTAACTGAACTCTTATTCTTTCCGTTACGTTGTAGAATCCTTGCATTATGGGTGTACCTCAATAATTAAACTAACCTGATCTAATATATCATTAGAAGCAACAAATGACGTTGTATAAGTTTCAACTCTGATTTTATCAACATCAACCCTCCATGCTCTAGCGAATCCGTTTTTACCTCCAGTATTCATAATAACATATGTTTTGTTATTAGTAAACTCACCAGTTAAAGTAAGTGTATAAATACCAACGCCAACATAAGCCCATGTAGGAGTTCCGCTCAATTGATTTATTCCTATTGTAGAAGTTGGTGCATTAGTACTTGTTTGAGTTACATTTGCTTTGTAAGTTTTAATTCCATTTCTAAGCTGCAAACCCGTTAACTTTCTACTGCCAAATATACCAGAACCTAAATCTTGAGAAACTTCAATTAAATCAGTAGCAGCTAAATTACCTGTTGAATGCGCTGTTAATTCACTTATTCTTACTTCCGCCATTTTCGTTTAATTTAGTTAGGAAAACAGTTAACTTAATAATGTTTTCTTCTTTTGGTTTATAGTTCTTTCTCATAGATACCATCCTGATAAGTTTACCTCTCTATCTGGGTTAACATCTCCGTTACTATTTGTGTTATACTCAGGAAACAAATTATTGTTAAAACACATATAGTCAACAAATCGTTTAGTATAGTTTTCTGCAATACTACGTTCTTTCTCAACTAAAAAATCTACTTCCTCTTTACTTACCGATTCGCTATTTTCTGAACCATGCTTATAAACTCCTTTGTTAGCGACTGTATAAGCTGCCCAAGGTAAATACTCAACCATAGCCCAATGTATCAGCATAGGCTTTATATATGTGTTTACAAGCGTAGAATAAGGTACAGCTAAAGTACCAGCAACTATATCATTCGAAATCTTGTTGTAAAGGTCAGTTCCTAAGTAATTCTGAATGTGAATATCTTGAGCAATCTTAATATATTGTACAAATTTATCTACATCAACATTACCATTAAGTGATGTCATTTTAGTTAAGTCTGCCTTAGTTATAAATAGAGCTTCTGCCATTATGCTACGTCTGAGGGTAAGTTAGTATTATTTGGGCTAAATCCTTTCAATGGCATATCATTAGGCTTCATCGCAACCTCTTTAGGGTTTCTAACTACATAACCAAACTTTTCTGCCTTGTTAGTAGATACCGTTGGAGCATTAGGGCTTTTTACATCAATAGATTTAGTTGCGCTTACATAAGTTTTACGCACCCATTTATGACCACATCTTGGGCCACCTTTATATTTAAATATATCGTAAGTGTCAGTACCAAATTCTCCGAAGCCTTCGTTAACTACAGTTTCACTCATCATCGCAATATCTTCTTTTCTGTAAAGCTTATTACGTTGCATCATTAGTTTACAGAAATCTCTTTCAGGTGAATTGTTACCATCGTAAACGTAACGAACCTTAAAGAAGAATCCATTAACCTCTTTGTCTTGGGTTGACTTCTGATTAGGTGAAGCAACACCAGAGTTAACAAATTGCCAAACCTTAGATAGTAAAGTTGGTTTAGTTTTTAATGATTCCTCCCATTCAGCAACTTGTAAATCAAGGTCATCGTCAGTATCATAATCAACATCACGCTCATCTATTAACTCCCAATCTTTTAAATCTTCATCTTCACCAAAGCGTGACAAAACGTCACTAAGTTTATCATGTGAAC